AGGATAAAGCACCCGAGAAGCTCGTGTATGGCGTTATGAAGGAAGTTAGAGAGTTACCTAACGTAGGCCTTAGGGGTGATAAGTTCTTCGCACCAGAGGCTACTGTGGGCGACTACGTGGATTACGATGGTTCTGTCTTGGTTGTTGACCCTTCAGGTCGTGGTCAGGATGAGACTGCCTACGCTGTCGTAAAGATGCTCAATGGTTACTTATATGTAGCTGATTGTGCAGGTATTGAAGGGGGTTATAGCGAAAAGACCTTAACTGCCCTAGCTAATATAGCTAAAGATCATAAGGTAAATGTAGTTCTCATCGAGAGTAACTTTGGTGATGGTATGTTTACTGAACTTATTAAACCGTTTTTGAAGAAGATATATCCCGTTACTACAGAGGAAGTGAGACACAGCAAGCAGAAAGAGTTGCGTATTATTGATACGCTTGAGCCAGTGATGAACCAGCACAAGCTTATTATTGATCCGAAAGTCATTCAACAAGATTTCGATAGTGTCCAACATCATCCTCCTGAGAAAGCCCAGAGGTATATGCTCACTTACCAGATGACACGAGTTACCAAACAACGAGGAGCTTTGGCTCACGATGATAGACTCGATGCTCTGGCTATGGGGGTGGCCTACTGGGTAGAACAGATGGCTGCGGATGTTGATGAGGAGATGAAAGAGCGTAAACATCAGATGTTGATGGATGCCCTTGATCAGTTCCAGAATGGCTACAACGTCAACGCACCTCAAAGGAGTAACACATGGATATAGATGTAGTACCAATGGTAAGACTAACTTGGCGAGATGCTCAAGACTCTGACGGAGCTTGGACACCCATAGAAGATATACTAGGACATGAGTGTGCGGTGTGTCAGGAAGTGGGTTGGTTAGTATACAACGACACAGAAAAAGTCATCATCATGCGATCCCGCATTGTAGCAGAAGAACTACAAGAAGGAGGCGCTCATATAGCCATACCCAACTCATGGGTAGTCAAAATAGAAGAGTTAAAAGTACATGAAGATAAAACTAATGTGCTGCTTAATACTTATCAGTCCGTTCACGCTAGCTAGTGAAGCTACTGTAGGAGACTTTGGTACTAATCAGCAAGCAGAGACTATTACAACTACAACCGAAACTACCGTAAACCAAAAGGGTACACCAGTTTCCACTGCGGTATCCCCCTCAACTCCCACGTATCAAGCAGATACTTGTATCGTTACTTCAGGTGCAGGTATGCAAACCCTACAGATAGGCTTCTCTACTTCTAAGATGGAGGTAGATGAGAACTGTGAGCGACTAAAGCTCAGTAGGCAGCTTGCAACGCTAGGACTTAAGGTGGCTGCCACCAGTGTTCTCTGTCAAGACCCTAGGGTTTGGTGGGCTATGCGTAATGCACAGACCCCTTGCCCAATAAAAGGACTCATTGGAGATGAAGCACTTGAATATTATACGCAACACCCTGAGTTTGTCCCTGTTGCTCCTGTTATTGTTACCAAGGACAGCTCATGCTCAGGCAAACGATTACGATATGACCCAGTTAAGCGAAAGTACGTCCGTAATAAGGAATGTGATAACGACTAACGTCCAAGAGTACATCCAATGGACATCACAGTCTATGCAAGATGGGACTACCATTATCTACAATAACGAAGATGGTACGGAATATGAACTAACTGCGGAACAGACGCAAGCCTTTAACCAAGCTTATGCTGATGGTTTAGCGAACAGCACTCCAGAGGCTCTCACAGCCGTTCTACTGAACGATATGATTGACCTAGAGCAGACTACCTATGAGGAGGAGAAAAGCTCTCTAATCGAAGCTGCGAGCGAGATACAGGCAGTCATAGAGGTAGCTGAGATTCTTGTCGTTGGAGATCAACAAGCAAAGATCAATGCAGAGGCATATGCAGTTGAGAATGATTTAACAGAGATCAAAGAAACTACACGTAAAGATTTCAATACTTCCATAGACGGAATGCTAGAAGCAAGCATGACAAAGAACATGATTGAGGCTTATGCTCAAGATAGCTTTGTTATAGACACCATAGCTAACTCATTCATGTCTACAGAGTCTATTACGGACTTCTTTACTAATGCTCAAATCTCTATTGATGAATTATCACCCACTTATCTTGTTGTAGAGTGGGATGCAGCTATTGTGGGTATTGAGAGTGTTATGTTCAATATGTACTCAAATGACCCTTACGGAGATGAATTACAAATAATACCAATGCCTAGACCAGAACCCATAGGAGAGCAGTAATGGAAGTTAAAGATATAGCAGTTTGGATAGGTATTGCCTCCTCGATTGGAGGTGTAGCTGTAGGGTATGGTACTCTGACTGAGAAGGTGTCTACACTAGAGAAAGCTACAGATGCCACACACCTTGAAGCTAGACTAACCAAGCTTGAGGTGAGAATTGAAGATAATGACATAGGTCACATAGGTAAAGAGATACAACAATTAAGAGGTGAACATGAAAAACTTGTGCAAAAAGTTGAAGGCATTCGCATCCCGAGTACGGTCAGCATTAAGTCGGATGTACGTCTACTGCAAGAACAAATTAAAGACGTTAGGGTCGGCATTGAAAAGGTGGGTGAAAGCATTAAAGCGGTAGAAAATAAGCCCTCTAATCCACTTTTGTAAGTCATTGATATTAGGGGGTAGTTTCTAAAGTACCTATTGTGCCTAGAGACCCCCCCCCGTTCACATATATATATAGTATACTATAGTATACTTAAGGATACCTTAAGGATACCTTTAGGGTTCTTATAGTCGGTTAGAAATCCAGTGTAGGGGACTGTGGGTGACTGTGGGGTCTTTGGTGTTCTATAGACCTACTACTTATGATCCCTCCTTGTGATCAATACTGAACCATATTTACTCAGAAAAATCTGAGGTGGTATACGTATATGCGTCAGCGTAAAAATCCCCCCTGCCATGCTTGCCATTTACACACAAAAGACACGCGACACGCCACACACTATTGCAATGATCGCTACAGCCAGCCATTCACAAAGGATATTAAAACCGTTTACAGTTGATTGATCAGCATTAACGATTGATCTTGGCTTATTGATCTGTATTAGTTGTCTATCTGTATTTGAGTTTTATTAATTTTTTTCATTCATTAACTATTTGTAATGTTAAACTACTTGCAGACACAAAAGTCCTTTGCTAACCTTCACAACATCAACTAATCAATCAGCGAGGCTTCACCTATGTCAAACTTATATCCACAAACGAAAGACGAATATCAAGTAACTGATCACCAAGCATCTGAGGATGATCCAAATAGAACTTATACTATCTGGTTAAGCAGTAGTGAAGTGAGAGACTTATTCAGCAATAACGATCAAGTAAGTAGCATTAGCGAACACTTTATAGAGTCTTTTCCAAGACGCTACACTGTAAGAGCCGTAAGCGATATTTACAAAAAACGATCTTAAGTAACCACATAGTAGGCACTCTTTCGGGAGTGTCTGCCATTGTAGTTATTTATTAACCAGTAACACAATCAGCGAGGTTATCCAATGAAAACATATAACGTAGTTTTATTATCTAATATCTGGAAAGACGGGCGCTCAATCATTGCTAAAGACGTTAGCATTGAAAAGGCTGAAAGCTTGCATTTTTACTATTCTCAGGTCAAAAAAGCAGACTGCACTATTGAGGAGGTCACCCAATGAAATACCGTCACGCAGTACGCAACCATACACTAAAGATTCACCACAGAAACCAGCTACTAAAAGAGATCATCTCTGCGATATTAGTCTTAACAATGGCTGGCGCTATTGGCGCAATGATGGCTCTAGCAATTTAATTTAAACTTACAACGAGGATATACCAATGGCTAAACAATACGCATACTTTAACGAATTACCAGTTACTACTATTTTTTCTATGAATGGTAATCAATGGATTAAACAATCAACTAGAACGGCCAAGATAGTCAAGCCAGTAGAATATAGCAATAGCTGGTTTTATTTTGGCAATCGTGATCTTTGCATAGTCAATAATCATAGTAGATTAGCCGCCTAGTAATCAAATCGGTAAGTCTTGGCACTAGCTAGGGTTTACCAGTGTGATTATTAACTAACAGCGAGGATATACCAATGACTGACAACACATATAACGGATGGACTAACAGAGAAACATGGCTGATTAATTTATGGCTTGGCGATAGCTTCGAGCCTAATATTAACGCTGATGACATTATAGCTCTAGTCGATGAATTATTTGAGCAAGCTAACATTCCTACAATGTGGCAGGATTTTATTGATTTAGCCGTTATTAATTACGATGAGCTAGAAGAACATTATGCCGATGAGAGCGAAGTAGCCGCCTAACACACACACAAACCCAAAACCACAGCGAGGTCACCCAATGAACCGAGAAACAATGCTAGATTTAGCCATTACTTCTACATATGTAGTATCCATCGTTTTTGCTTTGCAATTCCTTTTTAACATTATCTTCGGAGGTTAAATAGTGGCTAAGCATCAAACCAAACCCATGGAAATTCGACAATCTGACCTGATCGCATTATGTCAAAGATTGCTAGACGATCCAACAACAACCACACTAATCAAAGAGCAAGCTAAAAAGATTTTAAGCGAGGTGAAATAATGAGCATAACCAATACTCAAAAAATAGAAATAGCTAAAGATTTTGTTAATTTACACAGATACCAACTTGACGAATGGCAACCACTTAATTTGCACGGTGATAAAAAATATTTACAAATTTATCACAATATGTTGGGCGGTATGTATGGAGGCACGGAGTATACCGCTGAGCAAAAAGGTGAAGACTCTGATTGTTTAGAGATTGAAATAGATAATTCTGATTCATTATCAGGATTAACAACTACTTTTGAATTACTAATTTAACAGCGAGGTGAAACCATGCACATAGAGAAAATCATAGAGTCCCAAGAGATAAGCCTATACGAACACGTAAGGCACTTTATCATCACTCTACAGCACTTAGGCGTAGACGATGATTCAATTCATTACAAACTATTATCAGCCATTGACGACAACATAAGCGAGGATGAGTAACCATGCCATCACCATACAGATACTTAGTTAGACAGATCATTGACCTAGATACACAAGAGAAACTTCTCGAGCTATCACTGGCAATGGAAAACCTAAAGCGCAACAGCGTGATAACTGGCATTGAATACCACAAGCTCGACTCGATGGTACTCAATAAGATTACAGTCTTGAACGAGGTGAGAAAATGAAATTAGTAGACAACAAAGCATTCACAAGTCTCAGCGCAGATCAACGCGCGTTAATGTTGTGGCTGGCTGAATGTCCCGCACCAATTAAAGAGCTAATGCGCTATGAATACAGCGAGAAGCTAGAGATTGTTATTAGTCTAAAGAGGTCATCTTATGAATAGCTATAACCTATTTCTTGAAGCACTTAAAAAATACTTCACTGAGCCTGATAACCACAAGGCCGACCAGTATATAACAACGCTAGAAGTCCTAGCGCCAAGCCTAACACGCCTAGAGATTCACCGAGCTAGGCAACAGGCACAAATAGAAATCTATAGGGAGGCAAGGCATGGAACCCATGACAATAAACATTCTAGTATTCTTAGCTAGTTGCTACGTGATCTGGGAGATTTACGATAATGATTGATCGCATACCGAGATACACCGACAAGCAACGACAGAAGCTGGTCAACTGGATAACAGAGCGTGATCTTGGTAGATGTACTTTTATTCATGGTATCTTGTGGCTTGATGCACCTGATGAGTCGTTAATGTTCACCAGCTTCAAAGACCTCAAAGAATACGCACGACAGCGGGGGGTTGCTCATGGGTAAAGGATCAACACAGCGCAAGGTAGATCGAGATAAGTTTAACGAGAACTTTGACCGTATATTTAATAAGCAAACTAGCGAGGATAGCACGATGGGAAGATATTTAATAACGTGGAGTAGTGGCATAGGTGGTGTAAATGAATCTAGCTTTGATGACTACCGAGAGGCAATGGAGTTCTTAGCTGACTGTGGGGGTAATGCGTCTTTTACCACGCTGGTAGACCCTGACGATGCCAGAGACGAACAATGGTATGACGAGCAGTAAGATTCTAATTGACACCTAAAACCCTATAGACTATCTACGCTTTCGTAATAAGTATTGACAGAGGAGAGAAAATGCTATTTTGTTTTGGCAAGAATGAGGTTAGTTTCTATCGGTGTTTATTTGATAACTTCAAATTACCTAGATTACTAATTAAAAAAACAAGGTACGGGTTCGACTTCTTTGTGTCTTGGTTAGGGGGATGTGTTGTCTGGTCGAGGATTAGAAAATAATCTTAAAGCAATAGAAGCATTTAGGAAGTATGACCCTTGGGTTGGAGCGCAAACTATTTTTGCATTTTTATATATAGCACAGCGTACTTACTTTAGAGCTGAGTCTATCCGTGTGATGGATGTAGGTTATGAGATGGGTACTACAAGTGCCAGCGCTAGTCGCAACATGGCATGGCTAGTTAAGCATGACTTGATCGAGCTATACGAGAACCCTGATAAAAGAATAGAGAAATTCATTAAACTAACGAAGCAAGGGAAACACCTTGCAAAGAAACTGGAGGGACTATGAGTGTAAAACAAAGAGGCAATGGCTGGCAGGTATATGTCACCCACAAAGGCAAGAAGTTTAGGCAAACTTGCTCCACAAAGGAAGATGCCACGCTACTGGAGGCTAAGTGGAGACATGCTATAGCCATTGGGGATGATCCAATGACGATGCAGGTCAACAAGCGCACTGGTACGGCATCAGGGATTACCTTTGGTGAAGCTATGGACAAGACCTATGACAAGTATTGGTCTGGCTCTAAGAATGAGAAGCAGGTAATCTACCTGATGAACATTATCCTCAAGCGATGGAGCAGGAAGTTACCTATCAATGAGATTACTACCAGCTCGGTTGATAACTACGTTGCAGAGATGCAAGAGGAAGGACTCAAGAACAGCACCATCAACAGACGCTTAGCTGTTATTAGTAAGACACTAAAGTGGGCTTTCAGAAATGATCTACTAACTAGAATGCCCCATGTTGAGCGTATGAGCGAGAAGGGTAGCGAGCGATTAGAATACTTCAGTGAAGAAGAAGAAGCCCTGATACTAAAAACCCTAAAGGAATGGAAGCAGGATTACCTACATGATTATGCAGTCGTAGCTGTTGATACAGGCATGAGGGCGAGTGAGGTAGTTAAGTGTAACCCTAATCTTGTGCCTCTATCGCAGACTAGAGCAGATGGTAGTCCAGTTTATGGGGTGATGGTGTCTCAGCGTAAGAACAGCAAGCCTTTAATCGTACCAACGACCAAGAGAACCGAAGAAATCCTCCGACTCCGTAGTTTTGACGAGATCGTAACAAGTCCTAAGCACCGCAGGGTATGGGACAGGCTACGAGATGAGCTAGAGCTGAAGCCTAAGTGCTGGCACACATGGAGGCACACTTGTGCTACTCGTCTACTGCAAAGAGGCATGGACATAGCTAAAGTAAAAGATTGGATGGGGCATGAAAACATTGCAACCACTTTAAAATATGTTAAATTAGCCCCACAGCACCTAGTTCATGGTGTTGATTTATTGGAGGATTAGTGGTGTCTCAATGTGTCCTAAAGTGTCCTGTTTCACACACGAGTTTAACAATAAATGGCAGAAAACAGCCAAGGCCTCGTGGTGGAATGGTAGACACAAAGGACTTAAAAGCCGATTCAACCTTACTACACATCCGTAACAACATTTAAAACTAGCGAGGTATTCTGAACACAATCCATATAATCCTTTGCTCCGCTAACGTAGATAGTTATGAGTAAAGACACAGCCCTACTAATTAGTGTCCCAACTGGAGCAGAAATGGCAACTCTTGCAGAGCAGATTGAACTTGAATTGAACATGGTACAAAGCGGCATCGACAGATACAACAAGCAGAGAACCGACCTTGAAGGTAAGACACTAAGCAGTAAGACATTACACGGTAGAACTATCATCGCAGGTGTAGTAGAACCTGTTGCCGATGGTATTCGTGACCTCCTCAAAGAGAAAACATCTAACCGATCTACGGTAAAACTTCTCAAAAACTGCAAACCAAACACCACAGCGCTACTTTCTTTGATAGGAGTGGTTGACACAATCTCAAACTGGTCTACACTAATAAGATCAGCGGGTAGAGTCGGCATCATGGTAGAGACTCAGTTAAGATTAGATGCTTGGCTCATGGCAGATCGGGAGACTGCTAAGAACCTAATAAAAATGGCTAACCAAAAGTCTGATAGCGGTTACGACCACAAGAGACACGGCCTAAACTTCAAGATTAAGAAAGATAAAGTAGAAGTCCCATCATGGACTAGCGAAGAACGCATTCATATCGGACTAAAGCTAATCAACATCATCATAGAACGAACAGGGATCGTTAAGTTAGAACGCAGGTCACACCGAAGGCACACTGTAAACTACTTAGCGGCAACTGAAGATACACTAGAGTGGATCAAAGCGTTTAACGAGACACACGAGAAAGCTTCACCAAGGTTTGCGCCTTGTGTAATTGAACCAAAGGATTGGACATCGTTTTACGGTGGTGGTTATCACAGTAACTACGTACACGACCTATCCTTCATGCGAGTACACGGTTGATGAGAAAATCAGTAGCAGAATATGTCGAGAAGTTAGAGAGCCTCGACTTGTCTACTGAATATAACTGTGTAAATTCTATACAAAAGACACCATGGAGAATCAATGGCTTCGTTTTGGATGTCATCAGGGCGGCATGGGAGAGTGGGCAAGAGTATGTAGGCTTACCCCCACGAGAGAACACACCGTTACCTGAGTATCCTTTTGATATAGACCCTTCCGAGTTTACCGAAGAACAGAAAAAAGAATTCAAAGATTTTAAAATACGCAGAGGTGCTATCCACAATTCAAATTGTCGTAGCATGTCTAGGCGTATACAAGTTGAACGTACTCTCCAGCTAGCTGAGGAATATAGAAGCATCGAGAATTTCTTCTACGTGTGGCAGTTAGATTTTAGGGGCAGAAAATATCCAGTAGAAAGTTTCCTTTCACCACAAAATGCTGATTACAGCAAAGCTCTTCTGGAGTTTTCTCGCCCTGTTTTTATTAAAGACGACAGCGATGCACAATGGTTAGCCATACATGGCGCTAATGTGTTCGGTGTTGATAAGGTTAGCCTAGAAGATAGAGAGATGTGGGCATACCTGAATGTTGAGAATGCAGTAGCAGTCTACAACGACCCGCTTGGTTGCAAGTGGTGGCAAGAAGCAGACAAACCTTGGCAAGCACTGGCATGGTGTAAGGAATGGGCAGAGTATAACGAGGTACGCCTCAGAGGCATGGGGGAGTTCTATGAGACACGACTTCCTTGTGCTAGTGATGGTTCATGTAATGGCTTACAGCACCTCTCAGCGATGCTCAGGGACTCTGAAGGGGGTCGTAGTGTAAACCTCACACCTTCCGATGAGCCACAAGACATTTACTCTGATGTTGCAGAGAGAACTACAAGATTCCTAGAGCAACAAGACACAGAGGTAGCCAGACAGTTGCTTCGTGTGGGTATTTGTCGTAAGATATGCAAGCGTAGCGTGATGATAGTACCTTACAGTGGTACTCGCCATGCTTGTCGGAGTTACATACAAGAAGCTCTGGCAGAAAAGTGTTCTGATTTTAATCCCTTTGGTGATAGCTTGTTCCAAGCGTCAAATTACCTCGCTGGTTTTGTTTGGCAAGCCATCGCTGAAGTGATTAAGTCAGCATCCATCGTGATGTCTTACATTAAAAGCATCGCTCAGCTCTATGTCGAAGCTGACATTCCCCTCCAATGGACAACACCTACAGGTCTACTGATCGTCCAGAACTACGCTGAAGTTAAGTCAAGGCGTATCAAGACTCATCTCAACGGCTCACTTCTCAAGCTTAACTACAATGAGAAAGTGGATCGAACAATTAACAATCGCAAAACTATCTCAGGTAGCTCACCTAACTTCATTCACAGTTTAGATGCGGCCGCTTTGACCCTGACTGTCAACGAATGTGTGAAGCAGGGCATCACGGACTTTGCGATGGTTCACGATTCATACGGAACACACTCCCCAAACATGCCTTTACTCAACAAGGTACTGCGTCAGGAGTTTGTTACGATGTATGAAGACCACGATGTACTGCAAAATCTCTACGATACCGCAGTATCTTCGTTACCAGAGGGAGTGGATGTACCACCCCCACCAACCAAGGGTGATTTGGATTTACAGGAGGTACTGCTAAGTGATTATTTTTTCGCATAGTTTTCTAAAGTACCCATTGTGCCTGATGAACTCTTTAACTTTAACTATAGGAAACTAAAATGGCTAAACAAAAACTACCTGTGATTGAAGGCACAGCCATGTGGGCTAAGGTCTTTGAACCAGATACAAAGTTCAACCCCGATGGTGACTACAGCATCAACGTACAGATGCCTGTCGCTGACTCCGTAACCATGAGTGAGAAACTAGATGCGCTAGTTCAAGCTAAGTTCAATGAGGCTGTCAAAGAAGACCCACGCCTTAAGAACCAACTGACCACTCGCCCTTCTTGCCAACCTGTTTTTGACAGGGACACTGGTGATGATACTGGCAATGTTGAATTCAAATTCAAGTTGAAAGCCAAGATCAAGAAGCGTGATGGGACTATGTTTGAGCAAGCCCCCACTGTGTTTGACTCCAAAGTTAAACCGATGGACAAGTCAACACTGATTGGTAATGGCTCGCGAGTGAAGGTTGCTTTTGAACCTATCACTTATGCGATGCCAGCCACCAAGCAAGTGGGTGTCTCCCTCCGATTAAAAGCAGTTCAAGTTCTCGACCTTGTTGAGTACGGTACGTCTAGTACGTCCGTGTTCGATGAAGAGGATGGCTATGTTGCCCCCTCCACAACACCAGCCGTCCAAGAGGAGGTAGCGTTTGATGCCACAGACTTCTAGGTCAACCCTTGAAGAACGTGTTCAACGTAACCTCGACAAACGTGGGGTAACTTATGAGTATGAACCTTGTAAGTTGCCCTATGTTGTTGAACGTAACTATGTCCCTGATCTTCGTATCGGGGATATGTTCATCGAGATTAAAGGGTACTTCCGTCAAGACGCGCAACGAAAGATGCGTAACATGAAGGAGCAACACCCTGACTTGGACATTCGCTTTCTATTCCAGAAGAACAACAGCACTGTGCAAGGAGCTAAGAGAAGAAAAGATGGAACGAAGATGACTTGTGCTGAATGGGCAGAACGTCACAACTTCATTTATGCAGAGGGGATTATTCCAGATGAGTGGTTACGAAATACCTGAGATAGATGATGAAGATCACATTATGTTTGAGGATTACTTGGAACACAACATTGAAGCACAATGTGATCATGATCCAAGTGTGCAACGCTGTGATTGTAGGTATGAAGCATTTGAGAAACTTGAAAAAAGACGAAAAAAATTAGAGAGGAAATATGCAGCAACAGGCAGATGGTAGCGAGTTCGTTATGCACACGCCTTGCGAGAAGTGTGGGTCATCGGATGCAAACAGCCTATATACCGATGGACACACCTATTGCTTCTCTTGTGAAACTTACAAACAAAGCGAGGAGGAGGTTCAGGTGGTAGAGTTAAAACCTACTGGACTTTTAACAGGCCGACATGAGCCGTTAGTTAAGAGGAAGATAACAGAGAACACTACAAAGTTTTGGGATTACCAGATAGGGGAGCTACATGGTAAGACAACGCAGGTTGCAAATCACAAAACCCCAGACGGAAAAACTGTGGGGCAAAAGATTAGAACAGCGGGAAAAGAGTTCAGTGTCAGAGGCAGTCTCAAAGAAGCAGGATTATATGGGCAATGGCTCTGGAGAGATGGAGGCAAAGCAGTCACCATCGTTGAAGGAGAGTTAGATGCACTCTCAATGTCACAAGCCTTCGACCACAAGTGGCCTGTAGTCTCCGTTAAGACAGGAGCGGCAGGAGCTAAGAGAGATATAAAGAAATCAATACAATGGCTAGAGAAGTTTGAGTCTGTTGTATTCATGTTTGACCAAGACGAAGCAGGGCAGAAGGCAGCTCAAGAGTGTGCTGCTTTACTGTCACCAAAGAAAGCTAAGATAGCTAGACTCCCTCTGAAAGATGCAAGCGAGATGCTACAAGAGGGCAAGACTGCTGAGTTGATTGATGCCTTCTGGAGTGCGCGGGACTTTACCCCTGCTGGTATTGTTAATGCTAGAGATTTATGGGACAGAGTTTCAGATAGGTCATCAAAGAAAGCTATACCTTACCCTTTCACCATGCTCAACAACAAGATTGGTGGCATACGCAAGCGAGAGATAGTAACGATATGTGCTGGCTCAGGTGTAGGCAAGTCTCAGATATGCAGAGAGATTGCTTATGACTTGGTGATGAACAAAGAAGTCACACTGGGTTACATCGCATTAGAAGAAGGTTGTGAACACACGATCCATGGGTTGCAATCTATCTACCTCAACAAGATTGTTCATAAAGACATGGATGATGTTACTGATGAAGAGCTACGAGAATCTTTTGATGCTACTGTAGGTAGTGGCAGAGTTTTCTTACACGACCATCACGGTTCTACTGAAACAGTTGAGGACATGTTATCTACACTGCGTAGTCTGATACGTGGACAAGACTGCCAGTACATTATACTTGATCACCTCAGTATTATTATGAGCGGTATGGAAGTAGCTGATGAACGCAAAGCTATTGACATACTAATGACCAAGCTCCGAACTCTATCAGAAGAAACAGAGGCGGCTATCATTGCAGTCTGCCACCTGAAAAGATTAAGCGGAGACAGAGGGCACGAAGAGGGTGCAACCACATCCTTATCACAGCTTCGTGGTTCAGCGGCTATAGGTCAGTTGTCTGACATAGTAGTAGGCTTAGAGAGAAACCAACAAGATAACGAAGACCCCAACGCTACAACTGTACGCATCCTCAAGAACCGATGGAGTGGTGAGACAGGCATAGCAGGGAAGCTTCGGTACTGTAAAGAAACAGGCCGTATGTCTGAAGAGAAGTATGAAGACGTACCCTTTTAATCAATCCAGCGAGATGATGAGATGTTAATATTTGATATAGAAGCAGACAACCTACTACCCGATGTAACCACCGTACATTGTATATGTATTCAAGACACCAATACTAACCGTGTGTGGAGATACGACCCCACGCAATTAGATGTAGCACTTGATGTACTCAGTGATGCTGAAGTCATAGGTGGTCACAACGTCATGGCTTACGACTTACCTGTCCTCAAGAAAATATTTGGCTTCGAGTACAGAGGTGAAGTCTTCGACACCCTAGTTGCCTCAAGGTTAATCTGGCCTAACCTGAAAGAGAAGGACATGCTGAAGCGCACAGTTGAGAACAAGATGATTGGCTCACACTCGCTCAAGGCATGGGGGCAGAGGCTCAAGTTTAACAAGGGTGACTACGGTGAGCAGGAAGAAGCATGGGATCAGTACACGCCAGAGATGCTTGAGTATTGCGCTCAGGATGTAGCCCTCAATGTTAAGCTGTATGATTTAATCAAAGAGAAGGACTATCCTCAAGAACCTATGCGACTTGAGCATGAGATGAATGACTTACTTCTCACACAAGAACGCATGGGCTTTCCTTTTCACGTTAAGAAAGCTCAACAACTCTACACTGATCTATCAGCACGTAAGCTAGAGATAGAAGAAGAGCTGGTAGCTACGATAGACCCCACCATAGTCGAACTAAAAACCAAGACAAAAGTAATTCCCTTCAACCCTGCATCACGTCAACAGATAGCAGACAGACTACAGAAGAAGGGGTGGAAGCCTACGGAGTTTACTCCTAGTGGTGAACCAAAAGTTGACGAAAAAATCTTAGCAGGGATAGAGATGCCCGAAGCTAAGTTATTAACTGAGTTTTTAATGCTCAACAAAAGGTTAGGACAATTAGGAAATGGAAAACAAGCATGGCTTAAACTTGAAAAGAACGGGAAGATTCACGGGCGTGTTAATCACATGGGTGCTGTCACTTCTCGCTGTACTCATAGCGACCCAAACGTGGCACAAGTACCATCAACAGGAGCAGCGTTTGGTAAGGATTGTCGAGAGTTGTTTTACGCCCCCGATGGTTACTCCCTGCTTGGAGCAGATGCAAGTGGACTTGAGTTGCGGTGTCTAGCACACTACATGAACCGCTACGATGGTGGTGCTTATGGTAAAGAGATACTGAGTGGTGACATTCACACAGCTAATCAAGAAGCGGCAGGTCTAGCAACACGACCACAAGCTAAGACTTTTATTTACGGGTTTCTTTACGGAGCTGGTAATGAGAAGATAGGAGAGATTATAGGCAAGGGTGCAAGGGAAGGCTCACTGATTAAGAAACGCTTTCTCGCTAAGACACCTGCACTAAAGAAACTAACAGAGGCAATCAACACAAGGTTAGAACAACAGCAGGGTGAAAAGTTTATCAATGGGTTAGATGGAAGACGCATCCCCATACGACATTCACATGCTGCTCTCAACACATTACTCCAATCAGCAGGGGCTATCATTTGTAAGAAGTGGTACTCGCTCATTGAAAGGATGATCAGAGAGAGAGGATACAACCACAATGAGGTGGCGATTGTAGCTTTTGTTCACGATGAAGTTCAAATCATAGTTAAGAAAGGTTTGGAGGATGAAGTTGGTGCGATCACTAAAAAAGCCATTAAAGAAACAGAGCGAGAGTACAACTTCAAATGTCCTCTCGACTCGGAGTTCCAAGTCGGAAGCAGTTGGGCAGACACTCACTAGCCCTAGCAGGTTAGGTGACTTAGCTGAACTCTATGCAATGACATGGTTATGGGATCAGGGCTTTGAAGTCTTTTACAATGCTGGCTCTACTGGAGCTATCGACATTGTAGGCATCAAGGATGATGAGGTTTACTTGTTCGATGTGAAGACATCACGTAGATCAAGTGGAGTAAGCAAGCGCACAGACTTACAAAAAGAACTAGGCGTACAGTTTATTCTCTTCAATCCTAACACACGAAAGCTTCGGCTAATGAAACACAGGGATTAATATGGAATGCACACAACTTAACATCATACTCGTAGCAAGCTTCGCTTTTGTCAGTGTAGCTCTTGGCGTTAAATGGATTTCACAAACTCTGATTGAGTATGCCTTAGCACAACAGGGCTTGCAGATGTCAAAGCTAACCCAAGAAGATATTGATCGAATGTTTAAGGAGGATGAAGATGAAAAGTAGAACCTTACTTGTAGACGGTGACATCGTTGCTTACAAAGCAGCTACCATCGCAGAGACTCCTATAGATTGGGGTGACGGCCTATGGACACTTCACGCACACGAGAAAGATGTCATCATCTCTATGGAACAATTCATGGAGACAATCATAGAACAGTCTGGGTGTAACAAAGTTATCACCTGTCTCTCTGGCGACAAGCTGTACCGTAAAGATGTAGCCCCTTACTACAAGGCTAACCGTAAAGGTACACGCAAGCCCATGCTCCTGAATTTTGCCAAAAAATATTTGAGCGATAACTACAATGGCAAGATGGAAGATAAGTTAGAGGCTGATGACCTCCTTGGTATCTTAGGCAGTGCAGATAATACTACTGTCATCTGGTCTGCTGATAAAGACTTGCTAACAATACCCGCCTACCACTTAATTGACGGCAAGGTAGTAGAGGTAGATGAAGAAGAAGCTGACTACCACTTCCTCAGCCAGAGTTTAATAGGAGACACAACCGATAACTACAAAGGTTGCCCGACTGTTGGTGCAGTTAAAGCGGATAGAGTCTTAACACAACACGGTGCTACATGGCGCACAGTAGTAGAGACTTACGAGAAGCATGGCCTCAGTGAAGAGGTAGCCATAGAGAATGCAAGACTAGCACGTATACTGCGTGATGGTGAATATGATTTTAAAACTAAGGAGGTAAAACTATGGGCAGCATAGACGATGCAACACCAGAGATGTGGAACAAGGCAGCACTTGCAATTAAAGATGCCGTTGACCATCCACCCCACTACAACAAAGGCGACATAGAAACCATTGACTACATCGTGGATGTCTTAGGCGAGTACGATGCTATTGCTTATTGTCATGGTAATGTACTAAAGTATACAAGCACAAGGTTGTGGGAGAAGGGCAAGCCCATTGAAGATGCTCGTAAAGCCATCTGGTATCTGAACAAGATGATAGAGCTGATGGAAAAAACTAAAGGGAAGAACTGGTAATGTTTATTAACTATGATTACTTAGCTGGTATGTTTGAAGGATTTGATTACTACCAGATGAAGAGTAACGAAACCTCTGGCATCCCCGAAGGGATAAACTTAGAGTATCTCACTCTACAGATGGCCGCTGATATAGGGCAGCTAGCAAAGAAGGTTAAAGAACGATCAGCTAAAGGTGAGCCTTACAATTTCAAAGAGCAGGTGAACGAAGATATAGGGAGCATCCTCTGCTCCTTGTCTCTACTCACTGACCGCATGGGATTGAATATGAGTGACGTAGCCTTTGATAATATTAGTAAAAACTTGAAGGTAAATATTGGTCAGAAAACAAACGATAAGAAGGCTAAATACTAAAATCGTAAGTCCTTGATTTCATTGTGATGTTTCTAAAGTACCTATTGTGGAGTAACCAATGAATATTTTAGATAAGAAACTGTTCATAAGTAAGGAGCTAGTTGATCACTTCAAAGAGCTTTTTCCGAACAAACTACCCCGCAAGTTAGGTGTAACTCCTGATGCTATAGCCTACTTACAGGGTCAACAATCCGTCATTGAACGTATGGAGTTTATCCTTGATGACGACAAACCAGATGAGATTTAATTATGTGTTTACCAAGTTCACCTAAAGCCCCTAAGCCACCAGCCCCACCACCAGCTCCTAACCAAGCCCCTGATGAAATCGAGAACGCTGTAGACTCTAATGCTACACAGATGAGGAAGAAGCGTTTAGGCAAGAGAAAGCTACGAAGAGGTGCAGGTGTGCAAGTGACATCCTCGTCACAAGGTTCAGGTTTAAAGATTAATAAAACAGCTTAAGGATTAACCTATGAATTACGATCAAGGCATAGCCAAAGCCTACGAGAATATGGCATCGGATCGTGATGTATTCTTAACTAGAGCTAGGACTTGTGCAGAACTAACGATCCCCACCCTCATGCCAAGAGATGGTCATACAGGTTCAACCCAGTATGATACACCTTATCAAGCAGTGGGTGCGAGAGGTGTCAACAACCTAGCCTCTAAACTCTTAATGACTTTGCTACCGCCAAACAGTCCTTTCTTCCGTTTAACTATTGATGACTTTGATTTAGTAGAACTAGCAGGTAATGCTAGAGGTAAAGCAGAGGATGCACTGGCTCGTATTGAACGATCAGCCGCACAGGTAATTGAATCAAAAGCTATTCGAGTACCGACCTTTGAGATGCTAAAGCAACTCATCGTATCTGGTAATGCTCTTATACATATGCCACCAGAAGGCGGGATGAAAGTCTTTAGGTTAGACCGTTACGTTGTGAAGCGTGACACTATGGGGAACATTCTTAAGATTATTGTGAAAGAGACAATAGCTTATGAAGCGTTACCTAAAGAAGTTCAAGAGGCTCTACTGGAAACAGAAGGGTATCAAGAACAGATAGAGAAGAAAGAGTGTGATCTTTACACTTGCATCAAACGTGAAGGTAAGAAATTCATGGTGCATCAGGAAGTCCATGGTGTAGTAATACCCAAGACTACTGGTAGTTACCCTCAAGATAAACTCCCTTGGTTAGCCTTACGATTTATCGCTGTAGATGGTAATGACTATGGTCGATCATACGTTGAAGAAATAGTAGGTGATCTTAAATCTCTTGAAGCTCTTACTCGTGCTATCGTAGAAGGTTCTGCGGCTAGTGCTAAGTTGATCTTCATGGTACGACCCAATGGTACAACAAAGATACGGAACATTGCAGACAGCACAAATGGCGCTATCATCTCTGGTGATGCGAATGATGTATCTACCCTGCAAGCTAATAAGTTTAACGACTTCCGTGTTGCTCAAGAAACAATGAACACCATAACGCAAAGGTTATCTTATGCGTTCTTATTAAATAGTTCAGTGCAGCGTCAAGCTGAACGTGTGACTGCTGAAGAAGTACGTTACATGGCACAAGAACTTGAGACTGCTTTAGGTGGTATCTACTCTGTGTTATCACAAGAGTTCCAATTACCTCTTGTTAATCTGCTCCTTGCGAAGATGCAGAAAGAAGGTAAGATGCCTAAGTTCCCTAAAGATACTCTGAAGCCTCAGATTGTAACTGGTTTAGAAGCTCTTGGCCGAGGTCAGGACTTAAATAAACTACAAGCATTCTTGCAATACTTACAGCCACTAGGCCAAGAGGTTATTGCACAAGAGTTAAATATTGATGACTATATAGATCGCTTAGGTGCATCTTTAGGAATTGATACACAAGGATTAATTAAGTCGCCTGAACAAAAACAACAAGAAATGATGGCAGCCCAAGAAGCCCAACAACAACAGATGATGGCGCAGATGGCTGAGAAAGGTGTAGCACCTGCTGTAAAAGGTATGGTGGATGCAGCTAGTCAACAGGCAGAAGAATAACCTTAAACTAAAGAGACTATTTATATGAGTACAGAACAACTATCTACACACGAAGAAGTAGCTCCTGATGCAGAAGCCCAAGCCTCCCACGAAGCGGAGATGGTAAAGGTAGCAGATGAGTTAGAAGCAAAGAACAACCCTGATGCAGAGCCTCGCCCTGATTGGCTTCCTGAGAAGTTTAAGGATGCCGAGCAGATGGCTGAAGCCTACGCTCACCTAGAGAAGAAGCTAGGAGGAGAAGAACCAGCAGAGCAAGCACAACCTGAAGAAGCTTCTGAGGAAGTATCGGAACAGGCTGATGCGAGTGATGTTAAGGAAGCTGTAGAAAATGCTGGTGTAGATTTTGATTCATTACAAAACGAATACAACGAACAAGGAGGACTCACGGAAGCTTCTTTAGCAAAGCTAGAGGAAGCAGGGTTCTCACAAGATTTGGTAAACAGTTGGATACAAGGGCAAGAAGCTCTTGCAGCTAATTACCAGAGTTCCATCTACGAAAGCGTGGGTGGAGAAGAAGCTTACGGGCAGATGATTGAGTGGGCTGGTGATAACTTGAGTGAAGCTCAGGCCGCTGCCTTTGATCGTGCTGTAAGTTCAGGAGACTTAGATGTCGTCAAGTTGGCTGTATCTGGTTTACAATCTCAGTATCAAACTGCTGAAGGCTCTGCTCCCACTTTAGTTAGTGAGAGTCAGACAACATCTTCAACAGGTGGTGTGTTTAATTCATGGGCTGAGGTAACTCAGGCTATGGGTGACTCCCGATATGAGAGTGACATGGCATACCGCCAACAAGTTTCTAGTAAAATTGCTAGAAGCGACTTGACATAGTCTCTTTGGCCTCCTTCGGGAGGCTTTTTTAATTCTAACAAGTAACTACGAACACGATTACTATTACCTTTGACCCTCTGCGGAGGACAATCCTAGAGAACGAATGAGTGTTAGGTGACTGACTAGAATATCATTCATTTAAACATTTAACTAAAAGGTAAAAATTATGACAGATTATAATGGTGCGAGTACTGGTGCAGTATCTCGCTTAGGCCAAGTAAACGGAGCGAACGATGCAAAAGCTTTGTTCCTCAAAGTATTCGCTGGTGAAGTTTTGACAGCGTTTAACACTAACAACATTGGTATGGGCTTACATCGTGTACGCTCTATCTCTAGCGGTAAGTCGGCACAATTCCCACTTACTGGTTTGTCAACTACTGCCACTCTAGTGGCTGGCGATGAGATAGTTCCTACTGCCATCAACCACAATGAGAAAGTAATTACTATAGACGATCTTTTGACTAGCTCAGCTTTTATTGCTCGGATCGACGAAGCTATGAACCACTATGATGTTCGATCAATCTACTCTTCTGAGATTGGTAACGCCTTAGCAAAAGCTGCTGATGTCAACATCTTTAAGTCTATTGCTAATGCTTCTGTTGGTAAAGATAACGCTGGCGCTGCATTACCTCAAGCAGATAGCTCACCTACTTCAGGTGCTACTGTATTGTCTGGTGAAGCGGTTGCTACTATCTCTGGCCAAGAAGGTGCAGACTTAGTATTTGATGCTTTGCAAACTCTTGACTCTAAGAATATTACTGGTGAGAAGTATGTAGTTTTAACTCCTGCTCTTTACTACGCAATGTTCAAAGGTTCTACTAACAACATGGCTGGCTTCATGAGTTCTGACTTCGGTAGTGGTGGTAACGCTAACGCTGGTACAGTACCTATGATTGGTGGTGCTAAAGTATTTATGTCTAACAACCTTCCTGCGGAAGCTGGCTACTCAGTCGGTGGTTCTGCTGCTGGTGCACAAGACATTCAAGCATTAGTATTCACTAAAGATGCTGCTGCAACAGTTAAGCTACTTGATTTGGGCGTTGAATCTGAATATTTAATTCAGAACCAAGGCACATTGATGGTTGCTAAGTATGCAATGGGACATGACGCTCTTCGTGGCGAATGTGCTGTTCGTATTGTTCAATCAGTATCTTAATCTGATACACACTGGAAGCTCCCCTTCGGGGGAGTTTTCCTCTTTATTTTTTCATTGAGGTAAACATGACAACTCCAACAACAGAACTAGAAGCAGTAAACATTATGCTCTCTACTATTGGTGAAGCACCAGTAAACAACCTAGACTCTGGGTTGGTAGATGCTGAGACTGCTGAGACCATCCTCAAGAATGTTTCCAGAGATGTTCAATCACATGGATGGAACTTTAACTCTGAACCAGATTACACCGTTGCGGCTGACTCTAGCGGCAATGTTATTCTCCCTACGGAGATTGTAAGAGCTGACTTAGCAAACTCTGAGACTAAGTACAGAAGCTCTAAGAACGAATACATACAACGTGGTAATAAGATGTATGATAAGGTCAACCATACTTACAACATAGGTAAAGCCCTCAAGCTGGATGTTGTCGTCTTATTAACCTTTGACTTACTTCCCGAAATAGCAAGGCGCTATATTGCCATCAAGGCATCTCGTATTTTTCAAGAGCGAGTAGTAGGAAGTACAGAACTATCACAAATGAATAGGAACGATGAACAGCAAGCTTGGTTTGCCCTTCAAGAGATGGAAGGGGACAATGGCGACTATAATATATTCGATGACTACAGTACCGCAAGTGTACTCAATCGTAGCATCGGCACAAAGGTGATTTCAAATGGCTCTAGTTTCTAAAAGCATTCCTAACTTTATCAACGGGATTTCTCAACAGCCTCCTAGTTTACGTTTAGCAAGCCAAGGAGAAGTACAGGAAAACGGTTACTCTGATATAGTAGAAGGCTTAAAGAAACGCCCACCCACGAAGTTTAAAAGAAAGTTAAATACAGGTAGCCCTGCAAGTAGCACTTACTTAACAGCTACTGAACTAGCAACAGCACACATCCACACGTACAAGAGAAGTGCTACAGAACAGTTTACCGTTATCCTTGTACCAGCAACCCCTAAGCTCTACGTTTATGACATTGAAGGTAACCTTCGGTACGAGTCAGGCGTAGCAAGTTGGAGTGCAACAGGGTCGCAGATAGCTACTAACTCAGATGCAGCTACACTTAGCGCATACTTTGGCACAAGCCTCAACAACCAACAAGTTACGGCAACCTCTGTTGCTGACTACACGTTCTATGTAAATAAAGAAAAGGTTGTGACTAGAAATGAAACTTCTCCTAGCAACTCACGCAACTTTGAAGGGTTGTTTTATTTAAAAAAATCTGATTATGCAAAAAAATATTTGTGCCAAATAGACAGTGAAACAGCAGGTTTTTGGCTTACTTTAAATGGAGGAGCCTCAACGGATGCGACAGGTTTAAAAACTGGCGTTATAATGGATAAAATATCAGGAAGACAATCAGGCACTTCAGGCTCTAGTTCAGCTCAAACAATGGATTTAGGAGGTTGTACTAGACTTGGAAGTAGCTCCCAGCCTTTCTTCACTGTAAGCCGTAGCACTGACTTTACTATGCGAGTTGTAGACGAATCTGGCGGCTCGTCTTTATTTGCACATAAGGATGCGGTTGCAACTTTTACTGAACTACCTAAGTTTTGTAGCACTGGTTTTACTATTCAAGTTAATGGAGATAACCAAAAAAAAGAAGATGATTTTTACGTTAAGTTTGCGGGTGACGAGTCTTCTGGTACTTGGAAAGAATGTGAAGCTCCTTCAAGACCTAACGCTCCTGTATATCATAGTTTTACTAATTCTACTATGCCCCACACCTTAGTACAAAATGCTGATGAAAGCTTTAGCTTTACTACAGGTTCATGGGATGACAGGAAGTGTGGGGACGATGCCACTAACCCTTTCCCAAGTTTTGTCGGAGGAAAGATTAACGATGTCTTCTTCCACCGCAACCGATTAGGTTTCCTATCGGATGAGAATGTAATCTTTAGTGAATCTAATGGTTACTTCAATTTCTTTAGGACAACTGTTCGTTCACTTCTTGACTCTGCTCCTATTGATGTAGCAGTCAGTCAAAATGAAGTATCAATACTAAAGGCTGCTGTGCCATTCCAAGAGCAGCTCCTACTGTTCTCTGAGATTAACCAGTTCACCCTATCCGCTGACCAGCTCCTCACACCAGCAGAAGTGTCTATAGATACCTCTACGAACTTTGAGTGTGATCTAACAGCAAAGCCAGTAGGTGCAGGTAACAGTGTATTCTTCTCAGTGCAGAACGGAACGTACTCAGGAATGCGAGAGTATTACACGACAGGCGATACAGAAGTAAAAGACGCTAACCTCATCACTGCACACATTCCAAACTATCTTGCAGGTAGTGTTAAGCAGATGATAGCTTCTACTAACGAGAACCTTTTGTTAGTAAGGACTACAACAGATAAGAAAGAGTTATACGTCTACAAGTGGTATGAGAACGAGACTGAGCGTTTACAAAGCTCTTGGTCTAAATGGAAGTTTGATGCTAACATTGCTCACGTTGCTTTTAATAACGAAGAGATATTCATCGTCTTTGAAGATGGTCGATTTGAGAACATGACCTTAACTTTAGATGCTCAGTTGCTCAACATCTACCCTATACACCTT